AACTATTTTATTGTTTATTAAAATACACTATTTGCTGTGCTCTGTGGTCTGCGTTGTCTTCTTCGTCTTCTTCTCCACATTCCCAATCAGTCCAGTAAGAATCGCTGTCGTCGTCTCCTATCCCCATTGATACTATCTCTTCATCTGTTGAGTCTGCGTGCAAACATTCATCTGAGCAGTAGTAAGAGTCCCCACCAGCAATACAGTATCCAGTGAACATTCCAGCTCCGCAGTTGTCGCAGTATCTTGGGGCGTTTTCTTTTGATAATACTTGAATAAATTGCTCACTATTTGTTAATTGGTAAGTATCAAGAGCCTTTTCTTTAGCTTCTTCAAAGCTGTCAACTTCAACTTCAACGCTGTTTTGGCTTATCTCTGTGACTAATATTGTATACTTAGTAGGCTGTTTCATTAATGTGCTTCCGTAATTCTCCATTAAAAAGAATGAACAATCTTTTAATGTTTGCACTTCATAAAAACAAGCATCTAGTACAATATTGTCGCCCTCAAAAATTATATCCTTGTCAATGTCTTTAAATACGCTCTTGATATCGTTCATGCACAATTCTCTGTATCCACCTTCTATTTTATAATTCATACTAAATCACGTCCTTTTCTATAAGATAATACTAAGTATATGCCCATATAAGTAAAAGTCAAACATTAAAACATAAACAATCAAAGGAATATGACCCTAAAACAGACACTATGCCCATAGGTTATAAAGGCTAGAGCCAAATGCATGCTATATTCTTAATGTGTTGCAATCCACTTGTGGCATACTATAAGATAAGATAGTTACCCTAACACTAATACAGGGAACTTATAGTTACACCAGTGTATGAATGTATTAGGTTTAAAAGTTTAAGTTTAAAAGGATTTATTTAATATGGTTGTAAAGAAGAAATCTAGCAACAATTCATTGATAGCATTAACTAAAGATATTAACGCTAAAAAAAAGAGAGTTCAAAAAAAGAAGGTTCAGCCAGAAGATGCTGCCTCAAAGTTTGATAAGGTTGAATTAGAGCGTTTAGTTATTTCAGGACTCAATTGCACAGAGATAGCCGAAAAGATGGGTAAAAAGCATTCAACCGTCTATCATCATTACAGAACTATGGATGTGGTTCGAAAACGCTCTGAAACTTACAAGGCTACAAGAGACATAGCAAATCTAGACCTACAATCAAAGCTCGATGTAGCACTAAACAACCTAATAGGCATTACCACAACAATTAAGAAGAAAGACATTGATATCAAGGATATTGGCGGTTTAATGCGTTCCTTGAGTCAGGCTAAGAAGGACTTATTTACTCAAGAGAAAGAGAATGCAGAAGGTGCGAGAGGTAACATAGCTAACTTCTGGATAACCATCACACAAGGGGGAGACAGCAAGCTAAAAGACAGATACAAGAGCCAAGTTATTGATGTTGAAGCAATACCTCAATCTGACACAGACCAGTCACAGCAAGGGATAGAACCAAGCAGTGTCGCATAAAGTTTATTATGTCAATAGGGCTGAAAGCCTTAATATCAAAGGGATAGAGCCCATGGGGGGGGATAGACCCTCGATTCCAAATGTTCCAGGAACCCTATATTCAGTTCACCACTCTATTTTTTATCGACATACGTGTGGGCGTGCCTTATGAGGATATTGGTAGGATGCGAAGAGAGCCAAGCTGTCACTATTGAGCTAAGGAAGCTTGGGCATGTGGCTTATTCGTGTGACTTGATACCTTGTAGTGGTGGACATCCAGAGTGGCATTTACAGATGGATATCTTCACTGCTATTGGATTCATGGAATGGGACATGTTGATAGTCTTTCCACCGTGCACTGATTTATGTGTATCTGGGGCTAGATGGTTCAAGGAAAAGATAGCTGACGGAAGACAACAACGAGCGATTGCTTTTTTCATGAGGATTGTAAATTGTGGTATAGCGAAGATTGCTATTGAAAACCCTATTGGGATAATGAGTAGTAAATATAGAAAACCTGACCAGATAATACAGCCTTGGGAATATGGACACGAAACTACAAAAAGCACTTGTTTATGGTTGAAGGGATTACCGTTATTAAAACCTACAAATATAGTTTCAAAGGGAGATAGGCAAACTTATGCTAATGGGAAGACTAGTCCTATGTGGCATGCTAAGTCAGGAAAAGGTTGTGGTGTTCTAAGATCTAAGACCTTCCCCGGTATTGCAAAAGCTATGGCTGAACAATGGGGTGGTAGGTTATGACATCTTTGACTTTGAAAAATATAGAAGATGCGAAAATTGAAATCGAATCTAACGATGTAATGTCAAAAAAAGAAATAGACGCTTTTATTAGATTAGCGACTAAAGAAATATCGAAACGAGCTAAGAAGTTATTTTATGAGCGATAACATCCAAAAGAAAGGTCCTCAAAATAAATGGGCGAGTGAATATAGGAGGATATTGAAATTAGCTAAGTTAAATGATTGGAGTATAGTTAGTCACAGTTTATATGATCACCGATTAACATTTTACCGAGGCGATGATGATGTAACGATGCATGTTTGGTATGGTCGAGTGAATAAGATAGTTACACAGATGAATCACACGAAGCATGGAGAGACTGATTTAATGAGAAGAGAATTAAGTGGAGAGGAGGAAGAGAAGATATTTAGGAATCCTAGATACCACAGTCACAAGGGAGAATATTTAAAGACAAGGAGTTATTGAAAATGCCGAAAAAAGAAAAGTACTTGATATTAAAGAAACCACTAAACTTGAAGAATTTTTATAATGTCTGGAATAAAAATAGTGAAATGCTAGGTAGAATTACAAAAAAAAGAGTTGGTGCATTTATCCATTGGGGGTTTGTAACTAAAAAAGGATTTCATATTACTGGTGGATGCATGGATGAGATTAGAGCCATGATAAAGAACCCTCAAAAATACCTAGAGGAGCAAAACAATGGGTAAACCAATATGTAGATATACAGGACATTGTGATACGCAAAACGGAAAACATTGTGAGTCTAAGCTTAATTGTAAACATAAGGAGCAAGACACAGAAATTAATTATTTTTTTGAGATTTTAACATTTTGGTTTGCAATGATGGTAGTTACATCTTTAGTTTCTATATTTTTCTGGAAGCTATTTGTTGAATATATTATAACGATTGGAGCAGCATAATGAGTGAAAAATTTCAATTTATTTTTGGGGTAGTTGTTGTAGTACTTGCATTAGTTATACCATTTATTTCATTAGGAATTGTTAAAATAAATAATAGGAGAGCATAATGGGAAAAGATATTAAAATTAAAAGCGAACGTGATTTGAAGTTAGAAAGAGCAGCTGAAGCGAACGATGAATTTGTTGCTGGGATTAAGGACATTATAAGCATGATGGAATTTGCATCTTTAAAAGATTGTGATGATATCGAACTTGAGGAACTATATTTATTGTTTAATGAATTAACAGGCAAAACAAACGCTGTAGCTGCAATATTCTATAAAGTCTATAATCGTGATAAGGATCTGAAGGATAATGTTGTTGAAGCTGAAGTAGTGGAGGGTTAGGCCATGAAGAAATTTCTATGGTGTATAATTACACCGCTGTTAGTCTGTTGTATATTTACACCAACATTTGGATCACCATATAGTGATTTTAACAATTACTTAAAAAATGAACCACAAACAATCTTTAGTATTGGGGATGACTATGTAATGCTGTATGAAGATGGTGTTTATATCTCAATAGGGGATAAACCTATTGATTTATCTGATGAACAATTAAAAGTTTTGTATAGGATATTTTTAGAAATATTTGACGAGAGCATAGTGTATGGTCGTGATAAGAATGGAAAATTAGTCAAACAATTAAATGGGAGTGCATTATGAAAAAACATTTAATAAAAATCTTGTTATTAAGTTTTATGGTCATAAACTTTAATATGGCCTTTGCAGGGTTTGATATCATGAAACCAATTAAATCTAAGACATCTGAAGTTAAGCAGGACATTGTATTTAGCTTCATACGTGAGATAGCCCATATCAAAGCATTTGCTCAACTGGGAAAGGTTACTAATGGGGACCATTGGTTTAATCTAGGATTTAGAGGGACTATCAACTTATCAAAGGAAATGGATTTTAAGTTTGGATTCTCTGAATACTTCACAGGTCTAAGAGGTGGCAAAGGATTAAATCACGACTGTAGGAGATTAGATCTAGGATTCTTTTATAAGTTTGCACCTAACATAAGCGTAGGGTTTGTTTCAAGCCAGAGGTTCCCTATAGAGGGCTTTACGCAGACTAGCCTTGTTAATGAATTCCATGATACTAAAGAGTGGATAGAATTTAGGTGGACCCTATGAAATGGCAGTAGTATCAGGAGCAAACAAAGACGATACGAGAAAGGAGGTCTTGAAATTATTGCAACGCATAGGTCAGTTGGAAGGTATCGAATACGGTACTATCAAGGTTGAGTATGAACTTAAATTTCAACAAGGTAAGCCAACAACGTTTACAGTTAAGGATCCTATCGAACATAAATTTCAGGACTTTTCAAAATTATGAGTAATAAAGATTTTCTAAGCAAGTTTGAGGATAAGAGAAACGAATGGATATTTGACCCGATACTATTTACAAAAGAGTTTCTTGGTATAGGCATATGTAATTGTGATCAACCATGTAAAAAAGGTTTAGATCCAATGCAGAAAGAAATTATTATAGAATTTGCTGAATTAGTTCGTGCTAAACAAAAACATGGATTCAGTCTTGAACTTAACTTACGTGAGAAAGAGTTAATCAAGAAAATAGGCGTATCTGTTCAGTCAGGCAAGGGGGTGGGGAAAACCGCTATTGCTGCTATTATAGGCCTATGGTTCCTAATATGCTTTGAATACGCAAGGGTGGTTATATTAGGGCCTAAGTATGATCAGATTAAGAATAACTTATGGCCAGAGATTGCTAAATGGCTTGGTCATGCTGAAAGAGTATTTGGAAAAGATTGTTTAGCAAATGAACTATTAACAAAACAATCCGATAAGATCTTTGTTAAACATGTACCTAAAGCAGAACTTGGTGAACGTTGGAGAATATTCATCTTAACATTCCCTAAGAATGCTGACATAGAAACACAGAAAGCAGCAGTACAGGGAAACCATGAGCAAAACATGTTATTTCTTATTGATGAATCTTCAGGTGTCCCGGATCACATCTTTGAACCGATTGAATCTACATTAACATTTCCTGTGAACTTAGTTTTTTCTATATTCAACCCGAATAAAAATAATGGTTGGGCGATAGAAGCACAATATAAAATGAAAGATAAATGGGTTACAAAACAAATAAGTGCATTAAACTCTACATTAGTTTCTGAAGAACAAATAGGCTATATGAGAGATAAGTACGGACTTGATTCTAATAAATATCGTGTATCGGTCTTAGGATTGCCACCATTAGCAGAGGAAGGTGCATTGATACCATGGATGTGGATACAAGAAGCTAAAGACAGATTTGAATTTACTATTCCTGATAAAGATGATCCTTTGTTACATGGTGATGATGTAGGTGGTGGTGGAGATCTAACTATTAATTGTAAGAAACATGGTGCTAAAGTACTGGGATTTAAAAAGTTTGATTCACAAGATACTAATGCGGTTGGTAATTTCTTAACTCAAGAAGCATACAAGGATATGCCTGACTATATTTTTGTTGATATGAATGGAATTGGTAATAAAGTTTATTACGACATGAAAGCGTTGAAGATATGGAAGATGAAAGGATTTAACTCACAGTCTCATGCTAGAAAAAATAAGTTTTATCGATTAAGGGATGAATGCTATTGGGCATTACGTCAAGAATTTGAAGAGAGTAACATTGCTATAGATCCTAATGATGAAGAATTAGAAGGTGAGTTATCAATATTGAAATATGATTCTGAATATGGGGATGGAAAAATAAAGGTTATTTCTAAAAAGGATCCTGACTTTAAGAAAGAAATGAAGTCTAGACTTGGATACGAATCACCAAACAAAGCAGATGCTTTGATGATGACTTGTTATTATAATTATTTTATTCTTAATAAGAGCATTAATAGTACTAGGAAGGTTTCGGGAACTGGTTTCCCTAAACAAAAGAAGCAACCTAATTATCTTAGTTGGATGGCTCGTTAATTTGACATTAAGTAAAAATTTTGCTATTTATCGAAAAGGAGGATCATATGGCTAAACTAATGAATGCACTAGGGGAACATCATTCCCACATAGCGATTGTAAGAGACAATGACACAGGGGTTACAAGTAAAAAGTATAATCATACTCATTTAATCCGTTTAGAACAAACAGGAATTAATGAACAAACACAACAACCTACATTTGAATTAAAAGTATTGCCTGGAGGTAAAGATCCACACGTACATAAATTACAAGAAGTTGTTTTAAAGAAAAAAGACCAAAAGAAAAACACAGCTGAAGAAGAAGCTAAAAGGCTTAAAGAAGCAATAGAATTAAACAATGCTGCCTTTGGTAATGAAATAACATATAGGGATAAAGGTAAAGAGTCAGATGATTTTTATTTAGGTGGAGAAGGTCAATGGGATCCTAATGTATTACTAAAATTAATAACTGATGGTAGTGCTGCAATAACGCTTAATGAGATAAAAAGAATCATTAATATTCTTCATGGATATCACCAACAAAATGCAACTTCAATCAAGTATTCACCTACAGAAAATGGTGATCAAGTTACAGCTGATATTCTTAATCATTTATCATCATGGGTATTAGAAAAGAATAATTATAAGCATGAGAAGGGCGAGGCTTTCCTTGACTTAGCGATTACTGGTAGAGGTAATCTTAATGCCTACATAGATGGACCTACGTATAAGAACGGTACGTTAGTTGTTAATGATAGAAACATTGAAGGTAATATTGTAATTGAAAAATGGCCATGGGATCAGGTTTCATATGGACCATACGATAAGAAGTCAGCTGAAGATTTAGAATACTTAACATTATGGCGTTGGGTTTCACAAGGATATTTAAAACAACTAGTTCCTGAAAAAGAAAAACCAATAAGTGAATCTAACTATTTTGGTGGTGGCGAAACTTGGAAGAGTGAAGTACATGTTGTGCATAGAGAAGAAATATTTCCTGTGGATCCACAACAACTATTTGCTAACAGTGATGATTGGATAGATGTAAAAAATAAAAGAATGAAATTAGTTACAGTTTACAAAAAAGAGTATGTTTATAATAACTACGTCGTAGATATGAATAGTGATGTAGAGATTAATTTAGACGATTATGAAACTACAAAACCATTTATCAAAGAAGTTTTATCGTTAGATGGATTTGAGAGAATCACTAAGAGTAATGAAGTATTATGGGAAACTAAGTTTTGTGCAAATATCTTAGTATCAGCTGATATAAAAGAATTCAAGAAATTCCCTACTATACCTGCTCATGGCGTTAAAAGAGGAAAAGTAATCCAAGGCAAGGTTGAGGATCTAAAGGATCCACAAAGAGAGAAAAACCACCGTAGATCTAAAGTTAGTGATCAAGCTAATAGAACTGCAACTGTATTCTTTGCAAAACCTAATACGCTAGATGAGAGTGTAAACACAATGGATGATTTTCAAAATAATGTATCTAAAGATGGATCTATTTTTATTATTAACGACGATGCTGAACCTCCAAAAGCTGAAAAGACATTACAGATTGACCAACAATTAGTAATGTTAGACCAATTGGCTAGTAAAGATATGGAACGTATCGCAAATGTAAACACAGAATTACTTGGTGGAGGAAATGCTAAATCTGCTATCTTATTTCAAGAACGTAAAGATGCAGCAATCCAAGGAAACGAATATATGTTTGAAGGTATGAGCCTATGTCAAAAGAACTTAGGATTAGTATTATTAGAAATGTTACCGATAATCATGACTCCTGAAAGAGTTGTTAAAATTATAGGCACTAGAACAGCTAATGAGAATATACCAGACTCTTTAATTACTAAATATAGCCCAGAACAGATAGCCAAAATATGGGATACCGCTGATTTAACTCAATATGATGTTGCAGTTACTGAAAATGAATACTCACCAACTAAGAGACAATCAGACTTCAAGGCTTGGGCTTTTATTGTTGGACAAGTAAAGGATCCTGTTTATTTAGAATTCTTATTAGAACTTTCTGACTTACCACCTGACCAAAAAGAAAGGCTTAGAAAGATTACTCAACAAGGTCTACAAGCTAAACAAGCAGACTCTCAGTTAAAATCTCAAACAGAGATACAGAAAACTGAAATAGCAAATCAATAAACTGCCATAATTTGACATAGTATATTTATTTATGCTATTAATTGAATATGCGAGGAGAAACCGATGCTGTCATTTAGACAGTTGTCGGTTTTTTTTTGTTATGGGGTACAACGATTACTCGTTCCCAGAAAAATTTAAACAGTTGGGATACAGCTAAGGCTCCCAAGAAGGAGAAAAAAATGAGCGGAGATATTGAGGTAATTGAAAACAATGGTATACAGGAAATTGATGTCAATGAACTATTAAGTGGTGTTGATGATCCTGCATTCGCAAATCTTTTAGGTGCGAACATTTCTGATGATGATCTTACTGGAACTGTATTAGATCTAGAAAAGGATGATATCAAAATGGCTGAAGTCCCAGTTGATGAGTTAGCTAATTTGGATACAGCAGATGAAAATGCTTCAGATGAAGATGATCCTGAAAACAAAGAAGAGCCTAAAGAGAATGCAGACGATCCAGAAGCTGGCAGTGAAGATTCAGAAGAAGATCCAGCTAAAGATCCTAAAGCCAATGTTGAGGATACTGAAAATAAAGATTTTGTTTTTGATAAAGAAAAATATACTAAGATTGGTATTACTGACGAGAAAACTCTAGAAATACTTTCAGAAAAGGATAAGAAAGCTTTTAATCAAGACAAGGTTATCGGTCGCCAAGGTCAGAAGATGGGTGATATTAAGAAAGAGCACCAGATTAAACTTGATTCTGTTAATTCTAAAATTAATGAATTGAAAAATAAGAAAACATTAACTGATGATGAGTTAAGAGATCTTTATAACGAGGATCCAGTAGAAGGTACTAAGGCTATGCAAAAAGCTAATAATGATAAGGCAGAATTGAACGCATTAGTTGAGCAGAGTTCTAGGATAGAGAATCAATCTATAACGGATCAATTAATCCCTGACTTAACACAGAGAATTGATAGTATAACAGAGTTGCTACGTACTGAAGCAAATGATGATTATGCTAATGATTTTAAAAAGGATCCGTATTCTATTCACCCTGCTATTTTATTACAAATAACAAAGAGGATAGATTCAGTAGCTGCTTTAACAAAAGCAGAAACAAAGATTAAAGATCTTGAGTCTCAACTTACTAACAGCACGAATAAGGTTGTTAATAGGATGAAAAATATAGGTAAAAATAAGTCAGCTGCAGTAAAAGATGGAGAATCTGCTGACGCTAATAAGAAGAAGGGTCCTAGTGATCCAGTTTCTATTGGTTTAGCTTCTGAAGCTGATTTGCAATAAAAATTTAAGGAGGAACTATTATGAGTGCTAACAATTTTGCAGACAATACTACCGTAAGAGCACAGAAATATTCAGAAAGAGTTTGGAGAGAAAAACTTCCAAGTTTATTCTGGAATCGATTTATGAATTTCCCAATGCCTGGGCAAGAAGGGTTTACTAAGGATCAGTATATTATTAATGCTGAAACTGGAAAGATAACAGGATACAATTCAAAAGGTAATTCACCTGTTTATGTTGTAAGAGACTTAATGTCTGGATTCGGTGACAGGGTTACATTTCCACACGTTAAAGCATTAGAAGGAGACGGTATCACTGGTACTTCAGGGGTTACGCTAGAGGGTAACGAAGAAGCAATGGAAACAAGTAATTTTCCTGTAACTTTAGAGGAATATGCTCACTCGGTTGCTGATAAATCTCCATTAGGAAGAAAGAGAACTCAATTTTCAATCGTACAAGAAATGGGTAATCAAATTCTTAGTTGGGGTGCTGTTAAAACAGATAAGCTTTTCTGGGAAGCATTATATTCTGGAACACCGACAACTATTATCTATCCAGGTAATAGAACATCTACTGCACAATTGACTGATGCTACAGCTGATAGAATGACTATGACTATCTTAAGGGATGCTAAAGTTATTGCTAAAACTAGAAACGAAGGTGCTAGATGGATTATTGAGCCAATTAAAATTGGTGGTAAAGAATGGTACATCGTTGTTATGTGTCCTGATGCGTTAGCAGATTTGAAAGAAGATGCTGAATTCAAGACTTCATTACAAAATGCAATGCCAAGATCTCAAGCAGATAATCCAATTTTTGCTGGAGCATCTTATGTAACTGTAGATGGATTGATCATTTATGATCATGAAAGAGCTTTGCAAGTTACTAACTGGGGTGCTGGCGGAGACGTACCGGGGGCGAGAGTTAAGTTATTTGGTGTTAATGCACTTATGTATGCTATGACTACTGCACCTGCATTAGTTGGTCAGGATACAGATTACGGTCGTAAGAAAGCTCTAAGTTTTCAAATGATTACTAAGGTTGAAAGACCTGTATTCGATTCTATCGATTATGGTTCTTTAGAAATCAGAGTATCTAGAAGAAAAAGATCTGACGCTTAGTAAAAAATAAAAATAGGAGGTAAACAAGTTATGTCAATTAAAGATTTCTTTTCAAAAGGACAAGTTGCTCAAGACGTGCCAAATGGCATAATGGGCATAAAGTACAATGTTATTGATTTTTCAGATGAAAATGTATTAGCTGGTGACGTTGTAGAAGCATTGAAAGTAGCAGCTGGAGAAACTATCTTCAAAGTATTTGTTAGAATTATTACTGCTGAAGGTGCTACTTGTACCATTACAGTTGGTGATGGAACACAGGCTGATGGATGGGATGCATCTGTTAATCTGAATGCTGCAGCTAATGTATTGACTGGTACATTAGAGGCTACTGATACTTATACAACTGGTAAGTATTATGCTGCTGCCGATACTATTGATTTAGTTATGGGACATGATACGGATGTAGCGGTTATTGAGGTATTTGCACAGTTCATGGTAAATACTAGACAGACAACCTAAAAAAAGAAAAAAGGAGGACCTATTATGAGAAAGTTATTATTATCGTTCTTAATGGTTCTCCTTTTTGGGCTTACCTTCGGTTATGAGATAAAACCCGGAGGATTCCAAGAAGGGGATCTGTTTAAGTTTTTCAAAGGAGTCGAAACTGGACTTCTTAATTCAGCGTTAGAACCAGCTGGTTTAGAAATAAGTGCCACAGCTACTAATGTTAAGACAAACAACTCGTTTCAATATGTAATTAATGGCGTATTTTATAGTATGCCAGCGACTGCTGATATTGACCTTGTAATCTTAAGTACTAACGTTGATGTCCAGCCTCCAAGTAGATATAGAAAATATATGCTTGGTGTTAATAGTGCGAACTTAATGACAGTTATTGCAGGTGATTATACTAAATATAACAATGCAAAACTTCCTATTATGACTGATGGTTATGCACCATTTGGTTATTTTAAGGTGAAAACAGGAGCTACTACTACATTTAATATGGGTAGTACTAATCTTGATGCATCTGGAGTTACAACTGTTTATAAGAATATTAGAGGTATTGAATCTGGAAGTAGATCTCAAGGCATGTCTGACGATTCTACTATCAATGACGATACTTCAGATCCTACTAGCTTTGCTAAAGTTATTAGTGGTGTTCAAACATTTCCTGATGGCATAAAAGTAGATTCAATAGCTGAAGTAACTGTCGGGAATGGTGTCAGTATTGATGCTGTGCATACTCCATCTATCAATGTTGTTGGTAGATCAGAGTTTGGTGGAGATGTTGTGGTAACTGGAAAATTAAATATATCTTGGGGTGGTAGTATTAATAACAGACAAGGCTTGTTTGTTGGTGCTGATTCTGGTAATTTCGCAACAAGAACAAACTCCACAAATAAAGATTTCACTATGGTTCAGGTAGGTTATAATACTACCGAACAACCTATGATGCTTATTAGGGCAAATTCTACAGATGATGATAATAAGATACAAATAGGTGGTGGGGCTCCTGGTTTTAATTGTGCTACAGAGATAATCCTAAGAACAGCAACAGATAATGTAACTGTTACTGGAACACCTGGAGTAACAATAGATAACCACCAAACCGTAACTATTGGAGCTGGTGGATTAATTTTTCCTACATCTGATCCTGGAATAGCTGGTGCTTGGTGGGATAATTCTGGAACATTAACTAAATCTTCAGGATAAAGTTAATTTAAGTTTTGTTAATCAAAGAGGGGCGTTAATTCGTCCCTCATTTAGGAGGATCTTATGAAAAAGAATAGTATATTAATGAGTATCATAGGGCTGGTTCTAATTAATGGACTAGCTTTAGGATCAATCGGATTACCTGGAAGAATCGTAGTAGTAAAAGAACAAACTTCACACACTTTATCAGACAATGCAACTAATGTAGTAAGAACTGAAGCAGGATATGTTTCATTACTTTCAGGATCTAGTTATGTAGCCAATTTCATTGGTACTGACAATGTGCTTGCACCAATACCATCTGGGATTACTGATACTGAATGGTGGTTTAATACAGATGATGAGATATTCACAACTGGGAACGGAATTCTTCATGTTATAGTTTACGATTATTATAGCGGAGGGTAGGTATAAATCATGAAAAAGATATTATTATATTTAGTCTTACTAGCTAGTTTCAGTTTTTCAATACAACATTATCCTGTAATTGATTCTGCTAATATAGCAGCAAATATTCCTGATAATGTAGCCTTAACTGATTAAGGGTAATGGCGAAGTAGAAGATGATGGTGCTGGAAATGATTACGTAGATTTAAGGTCAACTAAAGGATATAGATTACCATCCTAAAAGGAGTTTTGTTATGAGTGGAAATATTGATGCTTTGAAAGAAATAGTTGATGAGCGAAACACAAACATGAACGGAAGGTTTAAGGCTATTGATGAAGCTATAAAAAGCCTTAATACTAATCAGACTAATATGAGCAATATCTTAACAGTAATTCATGATAGATTATTAGCGAAAGGTGGGGTATGTGATCTAAACGCTAAACATGAGAAGATTTTTAACATGCAAGGTGGGGTATTAAAGTTTGTTGGATTATTTAGTCTTATAGTTGGAATAACTGGCGGTATAGCCAAAATAACAGGAGTAATATAATGGTATTTAAAACAGATGTAAAAATGTCAAATATTGTATTTTCTGCAATGCGAAAAGTTAATGGATATTCAGACGGAGAAACACCTGATTCAACTAAAGTAAAAGAAGCCCTAGAGGCTTTAGCTAATATTATAGATAATTTAGAAAACAAGGGTATTAGAATTTTCCAAAAGGAATGGAGACAAAAAGTAATTACAGATTCAGATAAAGTATTAGGATCTGATAGTCTTAATTATCGTTGTATTAGATCTTATGATACCCCAGATGCTTCAGGTTGGGTTGCTGCTACAGGATATATTGTAGGTGACGCAGTACTTCCTACTACATATAATGGATTTTATTATCTTGCTACAGTTGCTGGTACTTCTGGAGCATCTGAACCAGATTTTCCAATAATACAAGATGAAACCGTAGCAGATAATGCGGTTACATGGGAAGCAGTACCTGATACAAAACCTGTAGTTGGCCTTAATTATAGGACCTATTGGAAGTCTGATGATAGTATAGATGATGCAGATGCAAGTGCTTTCGCTTATAATAATAGTTATCATAGTGCTTCTGATTTTGATCTTAAAGAAGATGAAATATTTATTATTAGTGCAAATATTAGACTTAATGATTTTGATTATCAAGATTTAGATATAGTTAATGATTTACAGTGGGAAGATATAGCCCAGAAATGGCAGTTAAGTACTCCATATTATTTATATGTGGATTATGTTAATAAATATAATGCTAAAGCTAGATTATATCCTATACCTCAACTAACAGGATCTGATGGTTATATAGTCCACTATCAAATTTATAAAAGGATTGATATCCCTACTAGTGGAAACAAATCTTCACCGTTTCCTGACAATTGGACATTAGCATTAATTTGGCTTTTAGTTTCTGAAATTCAAAGCGAGTATAGCCTTGAAGATTTTACTAAAATCTATAATGACAAAAAGGCAAAGAAAATATTTCTAGAAGCGTTATCAAGAGACCAACCAAAGGTCTCTGGAAGGAGGGCAGTATCATGTACTGGAGAAAATTATTTAGGAAGTTACCGAGGATATGGCAGCTTTCGATCATATCGACGACGTTAATATTAACGTTTGGAGTACACGAAGCAAGGCAAATTGATTTTATTGTAGCAGGAACATTAGACGAAGTAGGAAACCCGAATGCATTCGGGTATGCTTATTTTTACGAACCTTCAGATTCATCTACATTAAAAGATGTATATGATGATGGAAATAAATCAAACGTATTAGCTAACCCTGTTTTATTAAATAATAGAGGACAAGCAACTATCTTTGCTGATGGTACTTATCTTATTGAGATTCGTGATAGATCTGATTCAAAAATAGATGATTATGATTTATTCATATATGAATCTATACAAAAATTTGGTGGGATATATATAGACGTAAAAGAAACATATGGAACTGATACATCTGCAATGACTAACGCTATAGCAGCGGTAGATCCAGATCTAAGCTATACGTATTTATTCACTACTGGAAACTATACTTTTTCAGCTGATTTAGTATGGCCAGAGAATGTAACTATAAAAATGATTCGTGGTGCACAATGGGATGTAAGCGTAGGGAATCAAGTAATCATATCTGGTGATTTAGAAGCTGGTCAGTATGAGGTTTTTGTTGGTGCTGGTGAAGTTATCCCAGTATCTTGTAATAATATTATTCAATATAATATTTGGGGTGATAACCTTGATACTGATATTGCTATTAAAAAAGATGCTATATTTTATGAATCAGTAACTATTAATAATTTATATGCACCTACATTAAACTTTAATTATGCATCTATTAATACTGCTGTAATCAACAATGCAGATGTTCAAAATATAACTGTTAATACATTATCGGTTACAACTAACTATACTAAAATAATCATATTCAATGAGTTTTTAGACGTAGGTAATGGATCTGATGGTGCTTATGTTATTACAACAAATACCCAAGTAACTTTAGATGGAGAATATCAATATACTAATTTAACAATTGATACTACTTCAACATTAAACGTAGGAACTAAAGGGTGGTTGGTTTTAAGAGTTAATGAAACATTAACTATATCAGGTAATATCATAGGTGACGGCAAAGGATCTTCTGGAGGTATTGGTGGTGGTGGTGGAGGTGACGGTGGTGACGGTGGTGACGGAAACTATTTTGCAGCTACTGGAGGCGGAGCAGGATCTGGCGGTAAAGATGGAACATCTAGCCCCAGTACTGGTGCTGGTGGTAATAGTGGGAGAGTATTAGGAAATTCATATAATACTTTTAATAAATCGGCTGCAGCTGGTGGAGTTGGCGAAACTGTAAGGGATAACTATGGTAATCCCGGAACTAATGGAGTATCAGCAAATTATACACTAAGAGAAGTATTGCATTTAATTAAAAACGGATATGTAGCTATAGGTTCAGCTGGTGGTGGAAGTTCACGAGGACTAGATGATAGTTCTTATGACGCTGTATCTGTACATGGTGGTAATGGTGGTGGTGGAATACTAATATCTGCTAAAAACATTATAATAAATGGAACTCCTGTAATTAGCTCTAAAGGCATAGATGGACTAAATGGTGGACATGATGGTAATGGTGGTGGTGGTGGAGGTTCAGGTGCTGGTGCTGGTGGATCTATTATTATTCAATATAATAATCTTACTGGTGCATTTCCTACCCTAACAGTTACTGGTGGAGACGGAGGTGGTGGTGGTGGAGGTAATAGACCAGGCGGTGCTGGTGGAGACGGTGGAGACGGATTCTCTGCTTCTATAGAATATAATTAGGAGAAATAATGTCAAATATAGCTTTACCAATAGATAGACCCAACAGAAATGTAGACTATACTAGTCTTACTAATAGTTTAGAGCTATTACAGGATTGTGTTGCTGAAATTGTTGATGGTACATTATCTGTTAGTCAAAGACCTGGGCTATCTTTATTTCTTGATTTAGGAACTGATAAACCTATTGATGGCCTACATTGGAGTGATAAACTAAAAAACGTTACTGCTGTATCTGGTTCAGGTGTTTATAACATAACTAATAAGAATGCGTCTGTTAGTACTATTTCAGCAATTGGGATGCAAACTGATAGAAAGGTTTCTTTTTCAGAAAATTTTATAGGAGCAATCCCTTATGTTTTTATGGCTAATGGTGGAAGAATTAAATATACTGAAGGTTCAACATTAGATACTGTTAGTGGAACTAATGCCCCAGAGAAAGCTACTAGCATTGGAAATTTAGATACATACCTAGTTACTAATTCATTAGATGATGGATTTAAAAATTCTTTTAAATATTCAGTACCTAATAATCCTATTGATTTTTCTAGTTCAGGATCTGGATCTTATGATGCAGAGTTCTCTACTGATGATATCGAGAATCTTTTTATAACTAAAAGAAGATTGTATTTAATGGGTAAAAACAGCATAGAGCCATGGTATAACCAAGGTAAAGGTGGAGATCCATTTGCTAGGATTGGCACAGCTGCTTTTATAGATAGTGGAGTATTCTCACCTTATGCATCTACTCTAATAGATAAATTAAACGGTGAAGGTAAGGTAATAGCTTATCTCAATTCAGATAGACAGATTGCCATTATTGAAGGTGGTAATACTAGAATAATATCAGAGCCATATAATAAGGTCCTGCAAGACATAGAATTTGCTGATGATGCTATTATAGAAAGTATAAAAATAGGAGGGAAGTCATTTCTTCTTATAGTATTCAAAAATGCCCAAAAAACGTATGCTTATGATTTTGAACTCAATATATGGTCAGAATGGTCAGAATGGGAAAATAACGATTATAAAGCATTCAGAGGGCTTGTTTATACTTATGCGAAGGATTGGAATCTACATTTAATAGGAGATAGGTTTACTGGAAAGATCTATAAACTTGATATGGATGTCTTTGATGATGATGGAAATACTATTAGAGCATTGATCAGGACAGGGCTTTTAAACTTTGGCAATGATGCTGATGTTAAATTAAGCAAAGGATTGACTATAAGGATTAAAAGAGGCGTAGGGCTTAGTACAAATAAATATAAAGCTGGAGTTCTTAGATTAAGAAAAAGGGATAATGGTAACTTAAAATGGGGCAATTGGCATAATGTAGGTCTAGGTGCTGTAGGTAATACTAATACTAGAAGAACTATCATGCGTGGTAGAGGTGGTCTTTTCTTTAACAGACAATATGAAATTGTAATGGCCGATAAGACAAGGTTGACGCTTTCGGGAGCTTGGGAAAACTTAAAATCTAGGGAGACAGGCTAATGGTAATTATAAGAGATTCTATTTCAAAAGAAACTACAGATGATGCTACCGATTTACCTACAGCTATTACGCTTATTAATGCTTTAAAAGAAAAGGTTAATGATCTTATAGAAAACTATAATTTTAATATGGATGAATTAAGGGAAAATCAATGATAAGGGAAATTAATATACAAGATATAAATAGCTGTATGCTTGAATTAGAGCAATATAGTAAAGAAGCAAAAGGTAATACTTGGAATTATAAAAATGCTAGAACATCATTAGAAAATTTTATTCATAGTAAAGAAACTTTAGCTGTTATGTATGAAGAATTTAATAAAGTATTAGGCATAGGTATTATGAGCATTGTTCCTTCTATCATGAATTATAATTATAAAATTGCGGTTGAGGTAGTTTTCCATAGTAAGATTAATATGTCTAAGATAAAAAGGTATAGAGTTTTGATGAGTATATTTGAAGCAATTGAATCTTGGTGTTTATCTAATAAAGTAAATAAAATATTATTCGGAGTAAATACTGATAATACAATATTAAGATTCTTAACTAAAAATGGATATAGCATAAGTGAATTAACAATGGTCAAGGAGGTATAGAATGGGATTAGATCCAGCAACACTAGCATTAATGGTCGCAGGTAAAGCGATAGAGGGTATATCTACAGCTTCAGCAGCACAAACACAAGCTGAAGCATCTAAAAGATCTACAGAGTCAATAACTGGGGCATTTGATGATGCAGCAAAGGGAATAACAGATGCTAAAACAGAAGCTGTTAATATGTTTCAGCCATTTGTAGGAGCAGGTGAGCAATCTTTAGATAAATATCTACAAGCTATTACTCCAGGTGGAGAATTTAACTTTGAGGATTCTCCTGTATATAATGCAAGAAAAGATGTTTTAACAAGGGATGTTGGAGCAGCAGCTTCAGCAGCTGGCAAAGGAAGATCCGAAACTCAATTGCAAAATATTCTAGCACCTTCATTATTACAATTAGGTGCCGATGAGTCGCAAAGAGAATTAGAAAGATTAATGCCTTTACTTAACTTAGGATTTCAGGCAACGTCTGGATCAGCTGGTGCGAGTAGTTCAGCTGGTGCTAACTTAGCTAATTTATCTGTTAATAAAGGACAAGCAATAGGTCAGGGATCACAAGATGTCGGAGCTATAAATGCTGGCAAAGATATTGGATTAGGTGGTTTATTATCACAAGGAATAGGTGATGTCCAAACCATGGCAATGTTAAAGAAATTTATGGATAATTCTAAATAGGAGGATGAAATAATGGCAGTACCAAAACCAGTTCAATTCGGACAACCAGTAGATATAGGAGCAAAGATAAAAGATGCTGCTAATATTGCATATACCCAAGCATTAATGACAAACATGAAAGCTAGTAGAGAACTAGATAATTCTAAGAAGATAGAAGCTGCTGCAAAACAAGCTACAGCAAAAGAGAATAATGATATTAATATATTTATGGGTACTAGAAGATCAATGTATGATCAAATGTTAAAGGACCCTAATTTTACACAAGCTCAAATAGATAAAGAAGTTACAGCTGATAAAGCTAGAATATTAAATATGGCACCTACACAGGGGAAACTTTATCAAAACATGAGATTTATTAAGTCTTCTAAAGGTGTTTCGGTAGAAAATATCCTTGATGTAACTAATGATAATATTAATGAAATCAATAAATTTATGGGTGATGCTAAGATAGGTGATGCTGTTAAACAAGAAACCGATTCATTTGGTAATGTTAAATATACAGATCTATCATTAACTCCTAAAGAAAAGTTACAACAAGGCAAAGATTTCACACCATCTAATGTTATATCAATGTATAGAATTATAGCTGATGAAGGGTTCCAAGGAGAAGAATTAATAACAGAAACTTTTGATAGATTAAAAAACTTAAATCCTAATACTAATTGGGATGTAGATAGATTAAGAGAAATAGATCCTGATAACCCACCTGATGATGGAACTACACCACCTCCTGAAAATATTGGAGGAATAGACATAGAAGCATTAAAGTCAGAGATAAGTTCATATACAAGCAAAGAAGAAGCATTAGCAGACCTAGAAGCTTTTAAGGATCAAATAGGAGAAGCAAATGCTGAAATATTAAGAGATGAAATAGATAAGAAATTCAATGTAAGCATCCCTAATAAAGTGCTTAGTAGCATAAAAACTACAGCAAATAATGTAGGTGATGCGGTTGGAAATACTGCTGGTGAGGTTGGGAAATCTATAAGAAATGCTATAAATCTACTTGAAAAATTAAGTGCCGAAAATGATATATTATAGGAGTAAAAAATGGCATTTGGAGATATCTTAACTCAAACTCAAACACAACAACCTGAAACTAAAGTGACAGGTTTTGGCAGTGTACTATCGAAACAACCTAAACCAACAGAGACTAATGTTAATAAAGGGTTTGCTAAAGTTGTTAATCAAGGTGAAGAAGAAAAAGCAAACAAGAAACAAAATTTACTATTCAAAGTTTTAGATGATATAAATAGACCACAATATGCAGTTGCAAATGCGATACACGATGCATTTGATGGTGGAGATTTCAACCTAGGGAAAAGTCTTTGGGAAGGCCTATCATTAAAAGAAAAAAAATCAGTTGGTGATACTTTAAGATTATACATAAAACCTAAATCTACTGTTGGCAAAATAGCTTTAGGTGTCGCTGGATTTGCTGGTGATGTATTAACGGATCCATTAACATATTTAGGCGTTGGATTAGTAGATGATGCTGCAAAGGCAGTTGGTAAATTATCAAAATTAGGTAAAGCTAAGTGGGTTAAGAATCTTGGATGGATTGATAACGGAGGTAGAAAGTTAGAGCAATTTTCTCATTTAGATAAGTTCGGTAAAGTATTAAAAGGATCATCAGAAGAAGGAATAATAAAAGCACAAAGGTTGGTAGGAAAAAAACCTGCAGGTGCTAAATTTACATTTGGTGGTAGACCTACCCCGATATCAGCTGAACCTTTAGTAAAAGGAATAGAAAAAGCTGGTATGGCCATAAGAGAAGATATCCCTGTATTATCGAATATGATTAATAAATTACAAACTGTATCAACTAAATTAAGACCAAAAGGTGTTGATCCTGTAACTTGGAAGAAATTTCTAATAGCTAAAGAAACTGCTTCTAATATAGAAAAAACTATAAAAGGTGACTCAATTGAAAAAGCAGTAGAGTTAGGCAAGATGATTAAAAAACAAGGGTTAACTACTGAACAAGTAGCTAACATTACAAATCAGATAGAAAGTGGTGTTAAAGAGGGATTAGGTAGTGTAGGAGAGCAAGCTGTTGAGTTTACTGGTAAGTTAAAGAATATATATAAAGAAGTTGGAGAAACTGGAAAGAAATTAATTGATGAAGAAGGATATGAATATCTCCCCCATTTACTAAATGCTCAAAAAAAGAAAGCTTTAGGATTAGGATCTAGAAAGTTCACTACTAAATCTGCTGCAGATATACAAAGACAAATCGTTAAATATTCAGATGGAGTTGATGATTTTGTACTTAATAAGCGAACTGGTGCTTTATTCAAAAAAGGTGAAATAGTTGATTATTTTGATAAAAAACAAATCGGTGATATCTCCTCTGAATTAAAACAAGCCACTATAAGAGAGATCAATGAAGCTGTTGGCGAAGAAGTATTTTCTACAAACTTACCTAAATTAGTTGCTACTCAAGGATTACGTACTGCAAAAGTAGTTGGTGGAGATGAACTATTCAAGAGATCAAAGCCTTTAGGATTAAGCAAAGAAGCTGCTTTAAAATCAAGCAAACAAGTTGGTACTGATTTAGTAGAAAGCACAGCCCCGGAACTAAAAGGATTATACTTTGATACTGATATAGCAAAGCATATAGATGAAACATATAAGAAATTAACTAACGTAGATGAGATAAATAAGTTTGTAAAAACATATGATAAGATCCAAAATGCTTGGAAAACTACAGCTACTTTCTGGAATATCCCATTTCATACAAGAAACTCAATTTCTAACGTATGGCAAAATAGTTTAGCTGGTGTTAATAATCCAGCTGATTATGCTAGAGCAACTAATATCCAAAAGACTATGATCTTAGGCAAAAAGTTAAATGCTGCAGATAAGCAAATACTTGATGAATTTAAAAAACAAGGTTTGGCTAATACTGGATGGCTACATGGAGATATGTCTAGAAACTTAGATGATGAAATTATGGGCATGTTCGATTCTCTAAAACAAGCTGAATCAATTAAAGGTAAAGCTATAGAGGCTGGTAAACTTCCATTTAAGGCTTTAAATAAAGCAAGTGGATTCGTGGGTAATGGAGTAGAAAACAATGCTAAATTAGCCCATTTCATAGCTAAGAAGAAAGCAGGATTATCTTCATTTGATGCTGGTACAAGTGTTAAAAAATACCTATTTGATTATCAAGATCTAACGAGATCTGAAAAAGAGATCTTAAAAAGAGTAATGCCATTTTATACTTTTACCAGGAAGAACGTTCCATTACAACTCGAGGCACTTCTAAAGACTCCATCAAGACAAACAAAGATTTTGAAGTTTAAAAATAATGTAGAGGTTATGGCTGGTGGTGATGATATAAATGAAATACTACCTGAATGGTTAAAAGATTCTGCACCAGTATATGTTGGGACCAGTAAAGACGGTAAGAAAAGGTATATTAAGCTAGAAGGATTCTTGCCAGTTGCGGATCTAAATAAACTTTCGGATCCAGCTAAAGAAATGTTAAATACAGTTTCGCCATTATTAAAAGCCCCAGTTGAACAAGCACTAAATTATAACTTCTTTTTTGGTCAACCTTTAACTAAACAAAAAGGCGTTAAGGGATTTACTGGTTATGGGGAACGTGATTTTATGAATACTAGGATCCCCGGAAGATTAGAACATTTAGCAAGAATGTTTAGGCCATTATCAGAAGTTAATAAAATACTAGGTAGAAAATATAAACATAAGAGTGGTCTTAATAAAGCATCCAATATGTTGTTAGGTAATAAGATCTATGAGTTTGATACAAGAAGATTAATGAAAACATTTAACAGATTAACCGAACAAGAAGCAACTGATTTAAAGTCTCAAATAGGTATACTTAGAAGAGAAATAAGACAAGAACCTAAGATGAAACAAGAAAATCTAGTATTAATAAATAAACTATTTATAAAACTTAAAAAATCACAAAGAAAAGCAACTAGCGTGAAACAAGAAACTAGAAAATCACTTAGAAATTAGTAATATAACTAGAAAGGAGTAAAATAGATACTAAAGATAACAAATAAAATAGGAGGAAAGATACAATGTCAACTATATCAAAGAGAAAGACAAGTAACGGATTTGGAATTTATCAAGCAGGGGAACTTATCAGTGTTGATAATATGGATTCTGATCAAGCTAATAACTTTATTAAAAACATGGATAGAACAATGTCGAAAGATTGGTACAAAGAGTTACAAAAGACTTCTAAAAACAATCAATCTACTGAAGAGGGAAAAGTTAAAAAGGTAGTAGATAGATTACATAAAGAAGAAGCTGATGCTAAGAAAGCAGACGCAGAAGCAAAGAAAAGAGCTGATGCTGAAGCTAAAAAGATTGCTGATGCTAAGACTAAAGCAGATAAGGAAAAACTTATAGCTGCTGAAAAGGTTGCTAATGAAAAGAAAGCAGTTGAAGCTAAAGCTATTGTTGATGCAAAGGCAGTTGAAGCTGCTGCTAAACAGGCTAAAGCTGATGCAGAATCAAAGAAAAAATCAGTAGCTAGTCAAATACAGGATCCAGTAATAGCGGAGAAAAAAGTAGAAGTTCCTGTTTCTAATCAATCAGAGTCAAATAAAGCTAATGCCTAAGTATGGCAAACGTTCATTAGAAAATCTTAACTCCTGTGATCCAAAGTTGCAGGAGTTATTTAATGAAGTAATCAAACATGTTGATTGTTCTATTATTTGTGGCCATAGAGGAGAAGAAGCACAAAATAAAGCATTTAATGAAGGTCACTCTAAGCTCAAATTTCCTGATTCTAAACATAACAAGAAACCAAGCAAAGCTGTAGATTCCCCACCATATTTCAAAGTTAAACCACATATAAGATGGAACGATAAAGAAGCATTCTGTTTATTTGCTGGTAAGGTTTTAGGAATAGCTGCAATGATGGGCATTAAAATACGTTGGGGTGGGAATTGGGACGGAGACGATGAGCTCCATGATCAAACCTTTTTCGATGGACCCCATTTCGAACTTATAGATTGACACCCATGTTATAATGTAATTGTTAGGCTTACTATTGCTTAATAAAACAATTTAAAGGAGGATCTTATGTAAAAGAATAGTAGTGTTATTAGCATTGTTAGGTTTTGTTTTTGCTGCAAAGATACAGGTTACTGGGTACGATGATAATGGTGAATATAAGCGAGGGATTGAGTACTCACTTAACTATTTAGAGGAACATAAACTGGAAACAAAGATAGTTGCTAGTTTATATGAATCTAATAATAATCATGATTTTAATTTAGGAATAAATGTAGATCTTGATTATGATAAAGAGTACCAAAAATTCTTATTTATTAATGCTAGAAACTCTAAACGAATGGGAGAATATGGACAAGTTGGTGTTGGTGTTGCTTGGTTAGCAAACGATACTATCCTATCATATCCGTATTACCATAAGGTTAGTTTAGCTATTATCAACGGTAATAGTTTAAGTACTAGGTATAAGTTTAAAGCTTATATAAACAAAATAGGAATTGATTTTGTAGGGTCTATTATTGGTGATGGTTATTCAATTAAAAACTTAATAACTTACAAAATAGACAAGAATCTATCTTTATTTGGTGGACTATATCAGGAATCTAAAGGAAAAATATCTGATAATTCTACTAAGTTTGGTATAGAAATAAATATCTAGGAGGATATTATGGAAACTAATTTATATGGTGTAGGGATAATCTTAACAGGGCTTATTTCCCCTATTATAGCTAATAAAGCTAAGAAGATGGGTCTAAGTTTGAGATCTAAAGAAAAGCAGATTAAGGATGCAATGAAGGATCCTGATATTAAAAATGCATCCATATCTTTTATGGAAAAACTTAGAGATCTCGGAGATACTGTTGAAGGACATAAAAAAGAAGATCTAGCTATCGAGTTTGTAATTAATTTAATTATAAATAAAATACCTGGTCAGATAGATGATGTTTTATTGCCTCCAATTATAAGACCTCTTCTTAAGAATATTTATGACGAGTTTATTAAGAAATAGATAAACCATAAAAACTTGATATTTTAAAAGGCAGGCTGTAACTGGTCTGTCTTTTTTTTTATAAATTTCTCTTGACTTTCATATTTGTATTTTGCTAATGTTGGAACAGAAAAAAGAGTCTGGTATAAACAAATTTTTCTGAACAAATTATGGTCTACTAACTAGTTAATCCTCACCAGACTCATCTAGTTAGTAGGCCTCCAGAAAAGGGGCTTAAATATGAGCGTTGAAATGAATACTGTTTATGTTAATGTCATTAGTTTTAAGGGTATATGCGACGATGCTGAACACTACTACATCAAGATAGATGGGGAAGATTTAAAATATAAGCTATCAGAAAATCAAGCTAATTATTTAAACAAAAAGGATCCATCATTTAAGTATAATGAAGGTGATGAAACTAATAGATTTTTTAACGAATATCAAGGCATAAGCACAGCTATTAAAAAGGTTAAAGCTATGAAAAATATTGATACTATTATAGTCACTGACAGAATGAGATTAAGATATGAGATAGTTCTTAATCATAGAATATTAAGAAATTATTGGGATTCACTACAAGTAAAGGATAATAAAAGTGTCTAAGAATCCATATTTCAAATTTTATCCTTCTGATTTTCTCATGGGATCAAATTATATGTCAGCTGAACAAGTTGGTGGATACATTAGATTATTATGTATGCAATGGGATATGCGATATCTCCCAACAGACTATAAAATACTTTCAAGGATTTCTGGTTGTTCACATGAAGACCTAGACCAAATACTAGAAAAATTCACTGAAACTGAGCTTGGTTATATCAACACTAGGCTAGACAATGAAAGGGATTTAATAGATAAAAGAAGTCAGATAAATAGAGATAATGCAAACAAGCGATGGGGTAGTAATGGCAATGCGAACGCAATGCAAACGGATATGCATAGTCAGAAGTCAGAAGTCATAGTTCAGAAGTTAGAGGTTAAAGTTCAGAAGACAGATAAATACAATCCTGCGGATGATTTATATTTTTTTAATGATCCAGACTTTAAATTAGTATGGAAAGATTACCTACAAGTTAGAACAAAGAAGAAAGCAGTAAGTTCAGAAAGAGCCATTAAGGAAAGAGTCAAAGAATTATTAGATCTTTGTAAAGATAACAAAGAAAAAGCAATGAAGATAGTTGCAAAATCAGCAGATAAAGGATGGACCTCTTTTTATGAATTAGAAAAAGGATCCATAGATGGGGGAAAATTACCATGGCAGTCATAAAGAAAGAAGAAAGAAAAACGGAAATATTTAAAGAACTAGTTAATATAAAAAATATTCTAGGACATAGACAAACAGATCAGTATTTCATGGAATTTGTGGCAAATTACGATGTAGAAGATTGGGATGTAGATTTAGTCACAGAAATGTTTAAAAGGTTAAAAAGAGGAGATACTACTAACTGGAAATTATTAAACATAGATTCAATAGTTGAATTATATATGAGTTTATTTAATAAAAAAGGTATGTTAGATAGAACTGGAAGCTTTGAAGAGTCAGTATCTAAAGCTTCAATAACATTAAAAGGTGATAGGAAAAAGAAAGCACAGTTTTGTTTAAAGGTAATTAGATTCTTAAAAACTTATGAATACACAACAGCACAGAATTTTAGATTAGATCTAAACTATACAGAAAAAACAACTTTTGAAAAAGAAATGATAGAGGCATATATAAATGGAAAGAATAATTAAAAATAGATGCAAGAAAGTAGGATGCAATAGAGATTTAGTGATTAGGTATATTGACGGTAAAGAGTATTGGTATTGTTATAGGTGCGACGAATATACGGAGGTGGAAGATGAGCGATAAAGAAAATTGCAGTGATTGTTTAGTTAATATAGCTTGTGATAGATTTTTGAATGGTTTTAAAACAGGTTGCGACCAAGGGGAGTTTGATTTACAGGATAAAAAAGAGCAAGGAGTGTTGTTGTATGCCATATCTAAGAAAAAGAAAGAAATGAATAATGTGTGAAAAATGCAAACATGAGCCATGTTGTACTTTGAAAGTTAAGTACATGCATTTAGAAATTCCATGTGGAAGGTATATAGAGAAATGAAAGGATTTGGAATAAAACTTAGTAATGGAAAGTTTTTTGTAGTTGATGTTGAATACTTCAGCGAAGATAGAGACGATGCTGATTTTGTATCTGGGTTTCTATTAGACAAAAGCGAAGTAGTTGATGTTGAGTTAAGTGCAAAAGGCATAAGGGAGATAAAATCGTGAGAACAGTATACGCATTAATAGTTACAGCAATGTTTGGGTTAGCAATTGGATCTATAGTTGGCATGAGTCAAATACAAAATATAATTAATATCTAGAGGAGGTGAATTAAGCAATTTAGCAAACAAATAAACTATAAGGAGAACGAAATGGGAGAAAGTCAAGAATTAGTAAAAACAGAGAATACGCCATTAACATTAGCAACAATGTCAATGAAGGATATGAGGACACAAGCAGAAGTTATTTTAAAATCAAGCATATGTCCACCTAGTGTTAAGACACCAGAACAAGTAATGATGATCGGCATGATGGGAAAAGATATTGGGCTGAGATCTCTTTCTGAGTCTATGAGAAAAGTACACGTGTTTCCGGGTAAAGGTGGCGGACTTTTAACAATGTATCATTATTCAGTATTACTTGAAAAAGCAACTCAAAACGTTGAAGGATTTAGATATTCAGTATTAGAAGAATCTTCTGAAAAGGTTGTTGTTCTATACAAGAAAATAGTACGACTTCCTGGTGGGGTTATGGAGACAGTCGAATATAAATGTACTGCTACATATGAAGATGCTAAGAAAGCTGGTCTTGCTGGTAAAGATAATTGGCAGAAACATGCTGAAACTATGTTATGGGCTACTAATGCTCGTAAGATGATTAGAAGGTTTGCTCCAGAAGCAATGAAAGCTTATGTTGAAAGAGAACTTCCTTCAGAAGAAGAATCCATAAAAGCTATAGAGGATCTTACAGGATCTGCAATAGAAATAATGGATGATGGTAGAAAAGTTGATACTGGTACTGGCGAGATTATAGAAGGTGAAATAGTAGAAGATACTCCAGAAGAAACAAAAACTGAAGTAGTAGAAGCTGAAGTAACTGAAGTAGTTGAAGAGAAGGTAGAAACAAAAGCACCATCGTTGATAGCTGAAGCTAAAAAGATTGTAAACATAGATCCATTGAAATGTGAAGTTTGCGGTGTAGCAATAAATGGTCAAGTAAGCGAAACTAGCAAAGCAAAGTTTGGCAAATACTTATGCTTCGACCATTAAGAAACTAAATAGGAGGAACAAGATATGGCAGTAGTACAAGGAGTAGAGGCAACTAAAAATGAGAGAGAAGCAGATTTGGCACGTGACGGTAAGATTGAAATATTAAATTCAGAATCAATTAATGACCTTAAAACTGAACAAGATGAAGTTCCATCTAATTTAAACAAAACCCAACAGGAAATTAAATTAGATATAGCAGTAACTAAACTTCCAGAAAAGGTAGTAGAAGTACGAGAAAAAGTTCCTCAAGAATTATCTGAAGGACCAGTAACCCCAATTGGTGTAATTACACCTAATCCAGATACAGTAAATCAAGCGGTTGCAGCACAAGCAACTCAAGATCCTGCATTACAAAAAGATAATCTTATTGATACATACTTTGAATTAGAAGAAGAATACAGAAAAAGCAAAGATGTTGCAAAAAAGCTGTATGCTCAAATAGATCTAATGGCTAAAGTTCTTGGTGTAGGATCACATTTCCAAGATCCAAAAACTAAAGCGGTATTTATTATTACAGATGTTTTAGAAGAAATGGAAGCAAAACAAAATACTGTTTATAGGAATCAAGCATTTCATAGATATGCTATGGACCATACAAGGCGTACTCAATTTGGCGAAAAGCAAGGGTTTCCTTTAACGAAAGCCAAAGCGTTAGGGTATGTGGTCGATTAAAACAACTAGTCCCCTCTAGTTAAGGTGTGGTGGCGTGTCCCCCGATTTTGCCACCACATCAGGAGATAATTATGAACCAAAGAAACTATGAGAAGACAAAAAAAGGATTTCTAATGAGACTTTATCACAATATGAAGTGTAGGGTTAATGGAGTCCAAACAAATAGAGCAAAGTACTTTAAAGGTGTTGAATTGTTGGGTAAAGAAGAGTTTTATGATTGGGCTAACAAGCATCTTTTGTTCCATAAACTGTTTTATGATTGGGAGATAAGTGGCTACGAAAGAAGATTAGTTCCGAGTATTGATAGAATTGATAGTAGTAAGGGTTATGTAGTAGCAAAGTGATAATTCAAAGAGAGCAAATTCAAAGAAAAGGATGGTGGCTTATGCTTAACATAATACACATACCAGATCTACATATTTCTGGTAAGAATTACGGCGTATTAGCAATGTTATTAGTAAAACTGACAGCCTATATATTAGGGCTAACTGGTAAAATCATATTGATATTTAATGGAGACATATTCAATCGTTATAATATTTCTGATAGATATAAGACGGTTGGAGAATTACAAAGGATGTTGATAGATTTCCTTGTAACTTTATCAGCAAAAGGGAACGTGGAGTTTGTTTTTATTGTTGGGAACCATGATAAAAGAGGTCAGCAAAAGAGTGCCTTGGAATTCCTAAAGTCGTTTGATCATTGTGCTGTCTATGATGTCCCCGGATATTATATCCATGATGAATGTGAGATAGCGTTAATGCCTTGGATTGATAAAGGTAATTACTATGCATTAAATTGTGTGGGAAAGAGTAAAACAGAAAGCGAAAGCATGTTTAATAAAGCTATACACGACATGTTAGGATTTTATAAAGCTAAGTTTGATAAGACAGAAAAACTAACAATGTTATTTGGTCATATGGAGATAGCAGGACAAAAGATCAATGAAGGATTTAGCCTACAATCAGGATCCTTTACATTTACTAAAGACTTCCTATTGTCAATAGGTGCTAAATATCTCAGTCTAGGCCATATCCATAAAAGAGGTGGTATTTATGCAGGATCACTTTATCAACAGAATTTTGGTGAAGAAGGAAATGATCAAGGATTCGAGCATATAACAGTTAAAGATGGAAAGCATACAGAAAAGTATGTTGAATTAGACCTACCAAAATACATTACAAAGGAGATCAGAAATGTTGAGGAAATTAAAAGTATTAAGTGTGATCCTATTGATAATCTCAAGTTGCGTATTTATAGCGAAGAAGCATTTGAACAGATTCCAGCAGAACTTCTAAACAGAGCTATAGTTGAAAAACTATGGGGAAAACATAAACATGTCCTAAGATCTTGGGAAGAACTACACAATGAAATGTCTGAAGCTGAATTGCTAGATGCTTTTATGAAACTTA